GAGTACGCCCACGCGGAAGCGTCGTATCTCGTGCGTTACAAGTGCGCCGACGGTCGTGCCGTGGAAGCATGGTGGACCGAGAGCTCCCTGTCGCTGGCATAACCTGCCCACACGTCGCCCCCAGTCGGTCTATTCGGCCTCTGGGGGCTTTTTTACGCCTGCCCCCTGACCTACCCCTCACCGCCATGGAAAATCCTGCCCTGCACCTTGACTTCGAAACCTTCAGCGAGTGCGACATCCGCAAGGCTGGAGCGTACAGGTACGCACGCCACCCATCAACGGAAGTGCTGATCGCTTGCTACTGGCTTCCGGGCATGGACATCGAACTGGACGTGCCGTTGGTCTGGCTCCCGTTGTCCCAGCCCATCCCCGCCGACCTGCTGAAAGCCGCGAACGACAAGCGGGTTGACTTCTTTGCGCACAATGCACAGTTCGAACGGGCTGTCTGGAAGTACGCTCTCCGCCGCATGTTCCCCACGCTCCCGGACATTCACATCAAGCGATGGATGTGTACCGCTGCGCTCGCCGCTGGGAACGGGCTGGCACGGAGCCTGGACCCTGCCCTGAAGATGCTGGGTACTGGTGTCGAGAAGAACGCCGAGGGTTCACGGCTGATCAAGATATTCTGTAAACCCCGCAAGGCCACGCGCAAAGACCCACGCACGCGCATCCGGCCGGAAGACGACCCAGTGGAGTTCGCCAAGTTCGTGAAGTATTGCCAGGACGACGTTCTCGGTGAACTGGAGCTCCACACCATGCTCCCACCTATGGGGCCGCGCGAACGGGACTTCTTCCATCTGGACATGCTGATGAACGAACGTGGCCTGCCCATTGACCTTCCGATGGTGCATGTCGCCGCGAAGGTGCTGGTCGTGCTGGAGGAGCAGATCAACGCCGAGGTCGCTGAACTTACCGGGGGCATCAAGGCCACCCAGCGCGACAAGATCCTGGCGCTGCTGGAAGACTGGGGTGTCCCGATGGAGAACCTCCAAGCTCAGACGGTGCGTGACCTGTTGCTCAGCCGTGGCAAGGAGCTCGCGCCGGACGTTGCTCGCCTGCTGGCGCTCCGTGTGGAGGCAGGTAAGGCCAGCACCAAGAAACTCGCCGCGATGATAACCTGCACCGACCCCACGGACCACGTCATGCAAGGGGGGTTCCTGTTCCATGGTGCCCACACGGGCCGCTATGCGGGACGGTTGATCCAGCCCCAGAACTTCATCCGGGGCAACATGAAGCCGCACCAGCAAGAACAACTCTTTGACCTGCTGTCCCGTGGGGATCCGGGCCTGCTCGCGATGCTGTACGAATGGCCGATCGACGCGATCAGTCAGTGCATGAGGGGCTTCATCAAAGCGCCGGACGGATACCGTTGGGTCGTGGTGGACTACACCGCGATCGAGGCTCGGGTGCTGGCATGGGTTGCCAGTGAAGACCGGGTGCTGGCAGCGTACCGCAAGGGCATGGACGTCTATAAGATCATGGCGTCCAGGTTGTTCGGCATCACGATTGAGGCGGTCACCGGGGACCAGCGTAGGCTCGGGAAGAACTTGGTGCTGGGTTGCGGGTACTCGCTGGGGGGCAAGAGCTTCGTCGAGTACTGTGCAGGCCTCGGGCAGTTCGTGGAGCCGGACTTCGCCGTGAAAGCCGTGAAGATGTACCGCGACGACCACCCCAACATCGTCAAGTCGTGGGCAGAGGTGGAGCGTGCTGCATCCATGGCGATCCGCAGTCCGGGCAAGGTGTTTCACGCTGCTCGCTGCGAGTTCTTCATGCGTGAGCACTGGCTCTGCATCGGTCTTCCAAGCGATCGCGAGATCCGTTACCCACGCGCACGAGCAACCCCTGTTGAACGCTGGGGAAAGCCGGGTTTCCAGATTAGCTTCCAGACAGACCACCACGGGAACATCAGCCGGGAAACCACCTACGGAGGGAAGCTGGTGGAGAACATCGTGCAGGCACTGGCACGCGACGTCATGCGTGAGGGCATGTTCGCCAGCGAAGACGCCGGGTATCCCGTCTACGGTACTGTCCATGACGAACTGTTGACCCTGCGGAAGCACGGTGAAGGTTCCAGCCACGAGCTTGAGAAGATCGTGTGTAACCTGGAGCCATGGACCAGCGACATCCCCCTGAACGCGGAGGGCTTTGAATGCGTGCGTTATCGGAAAGGTTGAAGCTCCGTCTGCAGACCGAGGCCACGGTGGAGAACCACCTTAAGAAGCGGGTCAAGGTGTTGCGGGGGGTTGCGATCAAGATAATGCTTCTACCGGGCTGGCCTGACCGACTGGTGTTCCTGCCTGGAGGGGTGCTGAAGTTCTTTGAACTGAAGCGTCCGGTCGGGGGCACGTTTGAACCACGTCAGGAACGATGCCACACTCGCCTCAGGCAACTGGGGTTCACCGTTATCGTCGCACGCACCAAGGCGGAAGTCGACGAGGCACTAGGAATTGAACATGCTGACACGTGATAACCTGCGCAACTATCAGAGAAGGGCATACACCTTCATCAAGCGCAACCCCCAGTCCGGGCTCTTCCTGGACATGGGCCTCGGCAAGACGGTGAGCACCCTCACCGCGATGAGCGACCTGCTGAAGACAGGGGACGTCCGCAAGGTGTTGATCGTGGCACCACTACGGGTCGTCCAGGGGGTCTGGTCGCAGGAAGCCAAGAAGTGGAGCCACCTGAAGCACCTGACCTTCAAGCTGATCTCCGGACCGGAACAGAAACGCCTCATGGCACTGCAAAGCAAGGCCGACATCCACATGATCAACGTGGAGAACTTCCGTTGGTTGTTGTACGTGCTGAAGAACATGGTGCGACGCAAGGGGTTCGAGTGGCCGTATGACACCCTGATCATCGATGAGTCGTCCATGTTCAAAGCCGCTGGCAGCAAGCGGTTCACCACGCTCCGCCACACGTTGGACAAGTTCGAACGGAGGCATATCCTCACGGGCACCCCCAGCCCGAACGGGTTGTTGGACCTCTGGTCTCAGCTTTACATCGTGGACCAAGGCACCCGCCTCGGGAGCACCGTGGGCAGGTACAAATCACGGTTCTTCAGCCCGAGCGGATACAAGGGTTACAAGCAAGAACTGGATGAGGGTGCGTCCGAAAAGATCGCTGAGCTCATCAGCCCTGTCATCTTGACTATGCGTGCCGAAGATTGGCTGGAACTGCCCCCGCTGATCAAGGAAGACGTCTGGGTAGACCTGCCCCCCAGCGCACGGAAGGTCTACAACCAGATGGAGAAGGAGATGTTCATAGAACTGGAGAAGGGCACCAGCGAGGCAGGCCACGCCGCGAGCGTGACTGCCAAGTGCCACCAGATCGCGAATGGGGCAGTGTTCCTGGAAGACCGTAACGGTGACCAGACATGGCAGGCAGTGCATGACGCCAAGATCGACGCGCTCAAGGAGATCCTGAACGAGGTCGGTTCCAATGCGCTGGTCGCGTATTACTTCAAGCACGACCTGGAGCGCCTGCGCAAAGCCTTCCCGAAAGCCCCTGTCATCAAGGACGCCAAGAATCAGGCCCAACTGGACACGATGCAGAAGGAATGGAACGCCGGAAAACACCCAGTGATGCTCATCCACCCGCAAGGGGCCGGACACGGGTTGAACCTGCAAGACGGGGGGCACCTGTTGGTCTTCTATTCCATGCTGTTCGGCCATGAACCGTATCGGCAGGTCATTGAGCGCATCGGGCCAGCACGACAGGTCGGCAAGGCGAAGCGGGTACTGGTGAAGCACATTCTGGCACGCGACACGGTGGACGAGGCACTGTTGGCAGCACAAAGAAGGAAGTTTGATAATGAACGGGGCTTTATCGCCGCCCTTCACGACTACCGCCAAATCAAGGAGATCCTCGGATGAACATCTACTACCTCGCGCCACCAAAGACCAAGGTCGCGCGCTTCATGGACAACCCCTACGGGAAGTCAATCACCATCCCCGTGGAGGGGAACCAGTGGTACGCCGCACGCACGCAAGCCTTCAAACATGCGCTGAAGTACGGTGAGAAGAACGTGCTGATCTGCGCTGGACATGCCGTGCCCACTCAGGTCGTCAGAGACCCCAGCAAGAAGGGCATGAACGGGATCGGGGTACGCACTGCCAGCCCCCACACCGACCACGCCCTGCTCCTCTACTGCATCCGTCTGCTCAAGGAGTACACGGGTCAGGTGAACGTGCCCCCGATCCAGGCCCTGCCCCAACTGCACCGAGGCTGGACAGAACGTGTACCGACGCCACCGATGGTATCGGCGTATTCTTTGTCGGCGATCCAGGCAGTGGAGCACCACGATTCCGGGCTGGGTTACAATCTCGTTCGCAATGGCTTCCAGGTTCTGACGCTGGGGGACTTCGGGTACGTGCTGAGCGGGGGCACCACGTTGGACGAATACGGTTCGGCGTCAAAGTGGATGGACGCTTATGAAAGGTTTCAAAATGAGTTCTTCTAGACTGGTCTATGTGCATGGCACCAACGGATCGGGCAAGAGCACCCTCGCGCGTGCCGTTATAGCCGCCGCTGGAGGGGTCACGGGGGTGTCCTGCATAGTAGGGGCTCCCAAGGCCACCTGGACGCATACGGGGGCCACTGGGGTCGTCCTGGTCGGCAAGTACGGGAACGCCTGCGGAGGTGTTGACGGGCTGGCACCGTATGCCAGCATCAAGGACATCGTGGCGAACAATGCATCGTTCGGCCGTTCCATCATGGCCGAGGGCCTGATCACACCGGGGGTTGAAACGTGCCAGCATCTGGCCGACGCCGTGGACGATGCACTGTTCATCTTCCTGGACGTGCCTGTTGAACGGTGCATCACCAATGTCTTGAGCCGTAGAGCACGCAAGGGCACGACCAAAGACTACGACCCCGCGAACCTGCTGAAGAAGCGCCAGTCCGCTGAAAGCTGGGAAAAAAGATTGTCTGCCGCTGGCCTCAAGACCCAGATCTTGAACTGGTCTGAGGCATACTTTGTCTGTCTGGAATTTCTGGGTTTGCCAGTGCCAGACGTTGATCAACTACTCTGAAGGAAACACTATGTTCGGGACCACACTACACGTCCGCAATGTCAACGAAGCCCTCCCGCTGGGTCTGCAGTTGGTACAGGCCACCGGGGAACGCGTCAGCCCCCGTGGGCAGGCCACACTCGAAGTTCCGGGGCCTGTCATGACCATCTATTCCAAGCCGCAAGAACGGGTTCTCTTTGACCCCATCCGNGACGCCAATCCGTTCTTCCACTTCTTCGAGTCTCTCTGGATTCTGGCTGGCGCTGACACCGTGGATCTGCCGTGCTTCTTCCTCAACCGTCTGGCCGACTACAGNGATGACGGGAAGCGGTTCCACGGTGCGTATGGACAACGGATGCGCTCTGCATACGGGTTCGACCAACTGGAACAGGCTGTCGGCATTCTGCGCAAAGACCCCGACTCGCGTCAAGTGGTTGTCAGCATCTGGCACCCCGAGCGAGACCTCGGGCACGTTGCCACCAAGGACACCCCCTGCAACGACATGATCGCGTTCAAGATACGTGGGGGCAAACTGAACATGACGGTGTTCAACCGTTCCAACGACGTGATCTGGGGTGCATACGGTGCGAACGCTGTTCAGTTCAGCGTCATCCAGGAATACGTCGCCGCCCGTGTGGAAGTGGAGATCGGACACTACGTCCAGGTCAGTGACTCGTATCACGTGTACGAAGACAACCCACTCTGGAAGAAGTACGCCGAAGGGTCGTTCGCCCCGATCGGGCACGTCTGCAACCCGTACGACATGGGGGT